GTTCAAGACCCCCGGTAGTAAGCGCTTCGGCACGATACGGCACCACGTACACAGGTTCGAACGCAGGGTCATACTCACCGGCACCCCAGCACCAAAGGGCCTACTCGACCTGTGGTCACAGATATACATCCTAGACAAGGGTGAGCGCTTGGGGGAACAGGTCGCGCGCTATCGCAGTCGGTTCTTCAGCCCCAGTGGTTACATGGGCTACGGGTACTCCCCTGACCCAGATGCAGAGGGCAAGATCATGGGCCTAGTAAGCCCGTTGATACTGTCCATGCGTGCAGAAGACTGGTTAGAGCTACCCCCGGTAATAGAGCAGAACATCTGGGTGGACTTACCTGTAAAAGCCCGTGCGCAGTACCGCACGCTCGAAAAGGAAATGTTTCTTGAGTTGGAGTCAGGCAGTACCGAAGCCCTAAGCGCTGCGAGTCTGTCTGCTAAATGCTGGCAGATAGCGAACGGTGCGTTGTTCCTTGAGACAGCCACAGGTGAGCGCACTTGGCAGGCAGTGCACGACGCGAAGCTGGAAGCGCTCAAGGAAGTCATCGAGTTCACAGCGGGCAATATACTGGTGGCGTACTGGTTCAAACCAGACCTCGCCCGTTTGCGCAGCCTGTTCCCGAAGGCACCGTGTATAGCTGACTGTAAGAATGCTAAACAACTGAACGCGCTGCAGGACTCCTGGAACGCTGGTAAGCACCCAGTGATGTTCATACACCCACAGGGGGGAGGCCACGGACTGAACCTACAGGGCGGGGGCAATACGCTGGTGTTCTTCAGCATGCTCTGGGGGCGTGAGGCGTATGCGCAGGTTAAAGAGCGCATGGGTGCAGCCCGACAGGTGGGTCTGCGTGACCACGTGAACTACAAATACATCCTGGCACGCGACACGGTAGACGAGGTAATGCTTGCTACCCAGCACACACGCCACACCGATGAACGTCGGATCATCAAGATGTTGCGCGACTACCGTGATGTGAAGGACATACTAGCATGATGTGCCCAGAATGTGGTTCAAAATGCCGTGTGTTGCAAACCCGTTTCCCAACCCCCACCACCACCCGAAGGAGATATGAGTGTGAAAAAGCCCACCGATTTACGACGTTTGAACTGCTCTATGCTGGCATCAGCCCATACGATCAGCAGTCTTTTCTCAAAGCCTGCGAAAAAGTCCGAGTCTTGTTCGAACGCAACGCCACAGTCGCCGAAGCTGTGCGCTCTGGTTCTACCGTTCCGCAAGTCGCCAAGCAATACCAAATCCCCGAAGACACTGTCCTAAGGATAGTGTTCGACACCACTAACGATAGGAAGAAACATGCAAACCCGAATGATGATATACACCCTGCACCGGAGCGGGGAAAACGTAGTGCAGACATCCTCCGCACCGTCTGGCCTAGAAAAGACGATGAACGTGAATAGGAACGAGTGGTATGCTGCTCGCGCCCGTGCGTTGCAGGAGGCCATAGACCGGGGGTTGAAAACAGTGGGCATCATGACTAGTGATGTTAAGCTGTTCCGGCGTCCGGGCGGGCACGACCTGCACCCAGCAACGGAGTACGACATGCACGGGCTGTGGCTGTACACAGACAGGCTCGCGAAGCGCTTTGGGCACGTATACGTGCCCCCTACAGCGTGGCAGCGTAAGCACCCACAGCACGGAGCGTTCCTAACCCCAACGATACCGATGGTAGCTGTTTACCAAGTAAAGGCGCTTCAGTCACTGGACACACTGGACGGACCACTGGGGCTAGAGTTGTGTTCCAACGGCTACGACTCGTACACCGTGGGTGACTACTTTTACCAGTGCATGTCGCACCGCCCCAAAGAACGTGCGCTGGATGAAGAGGGCTCAGCGTCTATGTGGCAACGTGCGTACCTACGCGCTGTGGAAAGAGAACTAGCATGAACCCAAGTAAATTCGTGACACACGACGATACGCATGACTGGAGGGCGTTCGCCGACAAGATGTTCATGCTGGAAGATTCAGACCCCGTGTATCTGGCATTGGCCCGGTCTAAGCTGGCGTACTCACACAAGCTGCGCTTCGTGCTGGCGTGGTGCGCGTTCTACGATGCAGGCATCGCAGCCTCAGCGTCAGAGTACACTGGCAAAGCGTTCTACAACTACTTGCGTGAGGTGTACCCCACAGCACGCAGGGCGAGCGAACGCAGGCACTTCAGAGGCAAGGCAGGGCTGAACGCGCTTGCGTCCTGGGAGAAGCGATACCCTAACCCAGCGGACATGATCGAAGCGTGTTTCGCCCCCACGTACATGGGCGTGCGTAAGAACATGCAGAACATGACCCTGATGGGTGACTACTTCTACTGGAAGCTGGCCGACGTGCAAGACACCGTGTTCGGTGAGCCGGTTGACTTCACTGGGTGTGAACGGTACATGCCTAAAGTACCGAAGCAAGGTGCAGAGATAATCGGCGGGCTGTTGCGTAAGGGCCAAGCGCTCGACGAGGTGATGGCTGAAATAGTTGCGCATATAAGCAAGATGCGTTCTGCGTTAGCGCCACACCGCCCGTTGCTGTTGCAGGAAGCCGAGACCGTGTGTTGCGTGTTCAAACAGCACGTACACGGGAAGTACAAATACGGCTTTCGCACTGCCAAAGCTGTGGCACGCATATCACTATCCAAGACGGTGACCGCTAAGGCGTTGCTCGAAGGTGTGCTGGAAGGCGGCATCTGGACACACTCACACATAGCCGACGTGGCGGCACACCTATGACCACACTCGTATACGTGCATGGCACCAATGGCAGCGGGAAGTCTACCCTCGCCCGTGCTGTGCTGGCTGCTGCTGGGGGTGCGCAGGGCATGTCTAAGCTGGTGGGTAACCCCAAGGCTACCTGGACGCACACGGGCACCGCTGGTGTGGTTTTGGCGGGCAAATACGGTAACGCTTGCGGGGGCGTGGACGGTATGCAACCATACGCAGCGCTGCACGACGTTCTCAAGGAGCAGAAGGCGATGTTGCGCAGTGTGTTCGCTGAAGGGCTCATCACACCGGGCCTGGAAACGTGCCGACAGTTCGCGGGGTACTTTGATCGTACCGTGTTCATAGCACTTGACACACCCACAGACGTATGCATACAGAACGTGCTGTTGCGTCGCAAGCGTGCCCAGAACGTGAAACCTTACTCACCGGAAAACCTGTACGCGAAGCACCGCACTGTTCTAAGCTGGGCTGCTAGGCTTGAACAAGCTGGGCTGGATGTTCGCAAGTTAAAATATTCACAGGCGTATGCCTTATCCATGGAGTTGCTAGGCCTCCTTTCGCCTAGCGTTGATGATTTACTTTAGGAACCACCACATGAATTCCATCAAGAACAAGCCCCTCTTCGGGTGGGGTATGACAGTCGGTAACGTGAACGAAGCACTACCGCTCGCGCTCCAAGCCCTGGAGGCAAACGGTTTCGTGTCCCGTAGTCGGGGTGTGGAAACCATTCGCCTTCACGGACCCATGACCACCATATACAACTACCCACGTGAGCGAGTGTTGTTCGACTCAGTACGTGATGCTAACCCGTTCTTCCACCTAATCGAGTCCCTGTGGATACTGTCTGGTAGCAACACGGTCAACCTACCGTGTATGTTCCTGCCCAGCCTAGCCCAGTTCAGCGACGACGGCAAGACCTTCCACGGTGCGTATGGCTACCGATTGGCCAAAGCGTTTGGGTTTGACCAGCTGGAAAAAGCTGTTGAGCTATTGACCGTGAAGCCAGACACGCGTCAAGTGGTGTTGTCTATCTGGCACCCACAGCTGGACCTAGGCATGGCTACGAAGGACACACCATGCAACGACATGATTATGCTGGACATAGTAGGCGGTGCGCTCAACATGACCGTGAATAACCGTAGCAATGATGCTATCTGGGGCGCGTATGGCGCGAACGCGGTGCAGTTCAGCATGATACAAGAATGGCTCGCAGCGCGCATAGGCGTCGAGGTGGGTAAGTACGTTCAGCAGTCCAACAACTTTCACGTGTACCCAGACAACCCGTTCTGGGCTGAATACAAGCGCGGTAACTACCAAGCGGGGCACGTACACAATCCCTACTCGAGCGGCGAGGTGCACCCGTACTCGCTCGCAAACGGACGCGAAGAGGCACTGCGCTTCCGTGAAGATTGTGTACTGCTAAACTACATGGCTGAAGTGCAACCGGAACAAACGATTGCTGGTTTGGATGTCATGGGTTACAAGACCGCTTACTTCCGGTGTGTGGTCGTCCCAATGATGCGCATGTACCAAGCAAGCCGTAGAGGTGACCACGACTTGGCTATCGAGATCGGAGGTCAAATTGTTGCTGTGGACTTGCGAATGGCCTGCACTGAGTGGGTGCACCGCCGGAAAGTGAAACGCGCTAAGGGTGGAATCGGGAGCGGCTCATGAACCACAAAGCTGAAATGACACTGCTCACAGAAGCAACGCTGTACCGTGACGCAGCCGATGTGAAACGCTACCACACAAGACGCGTGACGCGGGAGCAAAGCGTGGGGGCGCACAGCTTCAACATGCTTATGCTCGTTAACATGGTGGCACCCGACGCCCGGAAGGAAGTGTTTGTCGCCATCATGCACCACGACTTGCCTGAGTTGATGACTGGTGACATACCAGCGCCCATAAAGCGGATGCATGACATGCTAGGCCCCATCATGGACCAGCTGGAGTCAGAGCTGGCACCGCTGTACCGTGACTGTGGCCTTACCTCTGAAGAAGAGCACTTAGTAAAATGGGCAGACCGCATGGAGCTGGTGTTGTGGTGTCTGGAAGAGTTTCGGTTAGGCAACAGATACTGTGCTGAAACTGCGGAACGCGGGCTAACTTGGATACTGGAAGCACGCAAGGGCGACAACGCCTACTGCGGACCCTTTTCAACTACCGATCACCTCACAACTGAAGTCGTGAACGAGTTTATAACCCTAGGGCTGAAAGTAGCAGTACGCCCCATCAACGAAAGAGAGAACCGTGTATGCTCAAAGCAAACGACATCCAGGTAGGCGGTACACACTACCGTAACAGTGACCAGCACTGGGACCTAGCAGCGGAGTTGGAGCTGGGGTATTTTGAGGGGCAGATAACGAAGTACATCACCCGGCACCGCTTCAAGAAGGGGTTTGAAGACGCACTCAAGGCGAAGCACTTCGTAACGAAGCTGTACGAGCTTGCTGAAGCCGGGAAGCAGCCTCAGAGTACAGGGACGAACTTATCACGCATCGCGATTTACGCCGCCAACAACAAACTTTTTGACTCGGAAATGGACATCATTTACGAGGCTGTTAGTTGGTCTAAGGCTGAGGACCTAGTTCTACTGGCCGCGCGTGTGGAGGCACTTATCCGCACCGTTTACCCCGCAGCGCTAGACCCAGCGGAACCGGGTGCAGGCTACGTGAATCAGGGGTAAAGTGTGGGGCGTGCTAAGTGGAAGCGCCCCGTGCCGTGTTGGTGTGCTGGGTATTGGTTCCCGCACCGCACGGGGTCGGGCTGCTGTGAACACGCCCCAGTTAGGCAGGCGTTACGGTGCATGCTTAGGCGTGGGCTGGTTGCCGAAGAAGAGGCCCAAACCATCCTACTTGACTGCATCTTTGACCACCCCGGCACCCCCACCGCTAGTACAGAACCACCTTTCTAGAAATATTCTTGTGAAAGGTCCAGAAACTCCTTGCAATGTTCAAGAACGTGTTCGATACTTCGTTCATGGTCGCGCAATTCGGCAAGACCATAAACTCAGTAACTTAAAGGAACATAATCATGACACTAGCAAAGACCCCTACCGTTGTTCAAGACGAAACCGCTGCGATGGACTTAGTAGCAGCCACACCAGAACGCAGCCGCCCAGTGGTCGCCATCAACGGTGAAGGCAAACTGGTCGTATGCTGCAGAACAACGGCTAAGAAGTATGACTGGGAAATCCAAGGTAAGCTGTACAGCCGTGTGCGCACTGGCAAACGCGCGGCCATCAACACCAAGGGTGAGCTGGTTGCAGAAGTGGCTGCTCTCGAGCCAGAACCACGCAAGACAGCACGTCGCGCAGCTGACGCAGCAGTAACCGACCGTCGTGTGGGCGCTAAGAATGTTTTCAACACCACTATCGAAGAATTGTTGAAGTAAGCAAAATAGCGCAAACAATCGGAGTAACCACCATGACAGATACACGCCACCTAGACACTGCCATCAGCATCCTAAGCGGAACCGCGTGTTCCAAGCGGGCGAAGCGCACCGGCACTGAGGTGTCCGTGTACCTGCAAGACGGTGGGTACTCCATACAAGTGAACCACAAGCCCTTGGTGTGTAGCTACCCCGGGACCAAGGAAGAAGCAATGGCCGACGCCGAACAACGGGCCAAACGCCTCCGGGCGCTAACCGGCAAACCAGTAACAATACAACTTTACGAATAAGAGGTGCCGTATGGCAACGGACAAACACATGATCATCGACGCATTGAAAATACGTCCCACCGACATCTTCAACAAAGACTACGGGCTCGACCTGTTCCTGTTGTCCCGTGTGGTTATCCTGGATGCTGCACATCTGCGCATGTTGGTAGACCTACGGGCGGGCAAGAACATTAGCTGGGAGGAATGGGTGGACGTGCGCAGCGCCTACGCAGCCCACCACGGGGCAGTAGTGTTGGAGCTGGTAGAGGGCAGCTACATGGAGCAGTTTCAACGCGCTGTTTACCGCCCACCTGTAGGCACCAACTATATCCTAGCGGAGGAGCTATGAATACCCACAGCTACTACTTCGCGTTAGTGCCAGCAGGGGACAACCTGTCACCCATAGTGCGCACCCATGTAACTGCTGAGGCACTTGACGATGCCGTGGTGGTGTTTTCTGGCCCACTGCGTCGCTGAAAATGTGAATGTGTCCGGGTGTCAGCTGACAGTCATGATAGAGCTGGAGCTATCAGCAGAACTCGTGGCCAGATACGATAAAGCACGGGAGCCCCGGCACGGGCCTGATAAGCCCCCACCGATGTACTGTGACCCAGGAAGCGCCCACTTCCACTAGCCTTACGGCTTTGCAGGGGGTATGCCTACCGCAGCAATGCACTCATAGTACACCCTGCTAACCTCCACCACCTTGTTCACTATAGCGCCCATAGTGTTGTCACTGGGCTGGGCTAGCTTTGGGGGGCAGCTTGCTATCACTAGGGGGGACAGTTCCACCGTTGAGCGCTTGGCGAACAAGCTGCATCCCGTCAGCAGGCACAACGCAGTCACGATAAATAGTGTTGGTAGACGTTTCATGAACGACCTTTCCTTGTATGGTTGTGAATACCTGCTTCTGCTCAGATATGGCCTTGGCAGCGGCTGTGGAGGCCGCTTCAGTAGCTTCCTGTATGTGCTTCTCCTCAACGGCTTGTCGGCCTTCAGCCCACTTCATGCCTACCGAAGTGCCAGTGCCAAAGATGAACAGCGCCCCCAGCATAGTGCCTAGAGATCGGAAGAGC